GGGGGGGGGGGCCGGGGGGGGGGGGGGGGGGGCCCGGGGGGGGGGGGGGCCCGCCGGGGCCGGGGCCGGCGCCGGGGGCCGTGTCCAGGGATCCCGCCGGGGGCAGCAGGGGCAGCAGGGGCAGCAGCAGGGGCCGGAAAAAATGCAGGGATCGCCCGCCGTGGACGTGTCCAGGGCAGCAGGGCGGGCCGTGTCCAGGGCGTGAAAAGCCTTGAAAAACAAGGACTTTCGCCTCGTCCCGAAAAAAATTCAAAAAAATTTTCAAAAAGGGGTTGACAAGCGGGGTACACCGTGATATGATTGCAACCGTGGACGGGGTACACCGAACACAAAAAACGAAAACAGGAGGCCAACACCATGAACACAAACAAGCAAGAGGGGATCACGTACACCGCGTATTACATGAGCTGGAGCCCGAAAAGCGGCGAGGCCACTTATTCCAGGAGCTTTTCCACCGCTGCCGAGCGTGATAAATTCGCTGATTCTATCGCCTGCATTGCTAAAAGCGTGCACAAGTGGGATCGCGAGTGCTGGAGCCCTTGCTAACATGCCGAAACGGCCCGCGCGGGCCGTCCGTCGGGGATCGCCGTCCGGCGCTGATGAGGCAGGCGGAAACAATGCGAAAAAATCATTTTAAGGAGGCCAACACCATGAAGGATCTTTACACCGAAATTGCAAACAGCATCATTGAGCAGCTTGAAAAGGGCATCATTCCCTGGAAAAAGCCCTGGACGGGCGTCAATACCGGAGCCATCAGTCACGCAACCGGCCGCGCCTATTCCCTGCTCAATCAAATGCTCCTTGCCCGCCCCGGCGAATATATCACTTTCAATCAGTGCAAGCAGGAGGGCGGCATGGTCAAAAAGGGCGCGAAAGCGCGGACGGTTGTCTTTTGGAAAGTGCTGCCCCGTGAAAAGCGGGACTCCGCCGGAAACGTGGTCACGGACGCCGACGGAAAGCCCGTTGTTGAGGGCATCCCCGTGCTCCGGTATTTCCAGGTATTCCATATTGACGATTGCGACGGGATCGCCCCGAAATGGGAAAACAAGCTGCCCGCCGTGGCTGCCCCGGACGAGCGCGCGGAAAGCATCTTGACGGATTATGTACGGCGCGAAAACATTTCATTCCGCAACGTGATAGGGGATCGCGCCTATTATTCCCCCATGGAGGACTTAATCAACCTGCCGATTATGGAGCAATTTGATAGCACGGCGGAATATTACGGGACGGCCTTCCACGAGGCAACGCATAGCACGGGCCACAAAACGCGGCTCAACCGTTTTGAGGCCGGGATCGCCGCCGCCGCTTTCGGATCCGAAAGCTATAGCAAAGAGGAGCTCGTCGCGGAAATCGGCTCCGCCTGCATCCTGCATGAAATCGGCATGGAAACGCCGTCAACCTTCAAGAATTCCGCCGCCTATATTCAATCGTGGCTCCGCGTGCTGAAAGACGATAAACGGATGATCATCAGCGCCGCCGCCCGCGCCGAAAAGGCCGTGAAACTAATTCTCAATATCCAGGACGGAAAGCAGGCGGACGGGGAATAATCCCCGCCGCCGCCCGCCCCGGCGGACGCCCCGAAACCATTTCAACCCACGAAACCGAAACAAAAAAAGGAGGCCAACACCATGGAAAACACTTTCACTTTCACCGCCGAAACCATCACTTGCAAGGGCAAGACTTTCCCCGCCGGTTATAGCATTTCCCCCGCCGGGGCCGTGACCGTGTTCGTCAAGATGGACGAAAACAGCGACGAAACAACCCGGATCCGTTTCAACCTGGATCATCCAGCGCACGCCGCCGCGCACGCTGCCGCCCTGGAGCAGCGGGAAAAGGCTGCCGCCGCCCGCCGCGCCGAGCAGGAAAAGCCCGCCGCGCCTGCCCCGGTTGAAAAGCCCGCCGCGCCTGCCGCCCCCGCTGCCGGACGCCCCGAAACCATTTCAGCCCCGGCCCCGGAAAAGCCCGCCGCCCGTCCTGATCGCGCCCCGATTGACAAGCCCGCGCGCGGCCCCGTCCCGGAAAAGACTTTCATCGGGCAGGCCATCACGGGGAACGGCTGGAAAATCCTGTTTGACGGCGAAACGGCCCGCACGCGCATTATCTTTGAAAGCAATCCGACGGACGCCGCCCGCGCCGCCCTGGATAAAGCGGGATTCTTCTTTTCCGCCGGTATGAATTCCTGGAATAAAAAATTGACTTTCAAGGCATACCGCGCCGCGCAGGCCCTCGCCGCTGAATTGTCCGCCCTTTACCCCGCCGCCGCCGCTTGACGGCTGCCCCGTCCGCCTGATGATGGCCCGCCGGTCACGGGCCGAAACGGATCCCGCCGGATCCGTCGCGGAAAACCGCAACGCCACGAAACCATTTTGAAGGAGGCCAACACCATGAAAACCTATTCCGAAAAAACCGCCGCCGCCGTGATGAATTCCCTTTTGCGGGCCGCCCGCAAGACGCCCCGCGAGGGCCTGCATAACGCATGGACGGACGAGCAGGGCCGCACGTGCGCGCTTGACGGCTTTCGGGCCTATTGCCTGAACACGGCCCCCGCCGGGATGCTGGAAACCTGGACTTGCAAGCCGGATCCCGCCGCCGCTGCCGCGCGCCGCGCCGATAATAATAAAATCCTCGCGCACGTGTTCGCCGCCCTGGAGGCCGGGAACGTGGCCGAAATGCCCGCGCCGGACGCCGACGCCGTGAAAACATTTCTTGACGCCGAAAAGAAGGAGCCCGCGCATCAGTGGCTTTATGATTTAGGGCCGGAATTCCCGCTTGTCAACGTGAAATACCTGCATGATATTATCCGGCTTTTCCCGGTTGCGAAATGGTATGTTGACGCTGATCCCTATGCCCGCATGGTACGCCCGATTTACATTGTAGCCGACGAGGGCCGCGCCTGCCTGCTGCCCTGCCGCAACGATAAAAAGCCCTGCAAGGCCCCGGAAACGCCCGCCGCCGCGCCGGTTAAAAAGCCCATCCCGGCCCCTGCTGCCGCCCCGGAAAAGCCCGCCGACGAAACGCCCTGGAAATATTTTATCTATTCCCGGCCCGCCGGGGAAAAGCGTTTCCTGCTCACAAACCTGAACGAGGGCACCGTGGGTATGAAAAAAATCTATGCCCCGCGCTATATGGAGCGGGATCTTGAAAAGGTCAAGTCCATGTTGGATCGCGTTTCCGACGAAAACCCCGGCGCGGTTTTCCAGCTTCGCAGGCTGGACGGAAAGACGGTTGTTTATTCCGTCGCAACCTATACCCCGGAAACTTTCGCCGCGCTGATCGCCGCCTGATCATTCCAGCGCCCGCCCGTGGGCCTTGTTCGCGGGCAGGAGGGACGCTATGAATTATAATTTATTATATATCCCCGGCCTGATTTTCTTCCTGCTGCCCGCCGTCGCTGCCCTGTTCAAGGCCGCGCAGGAACGGGCCGCCGCCCGTGAAAAGGCACGGGAAAGGGCTGCCGCCGCTGCCGCGAAACAGGCCGCCGAGCAGGCCCGCAAGCAGGAAAAGCCCGCCCCGGCTGCCCCCGCCGCGCCGCAAGCGCCCCGCAAGCGCGGACGCCCGCGCAAGAATCCGCCCGCCGCGCAACGCCCCGAAACCATTTCACCGGCCCCCGCCCCGGTTGCGGATCCTGCCCCGGTTATCCAGGCCCCCGCGCCCGCGCTGCCGCCGATGATCAGCCCTGAAACCTTCGCCGCGAAAATTTCCTGAAAAAATTTTTGCCGGGGGTATTGACAAGCGGGGTACACCGTGATATTATGGCATTGTGAACGGAGTACACCGACACGAACGAACAGAAGGAGGCCAGCACCATGAAAGAAGAATTCACCTACAACGCCAGCACGATTTCCTTTGACGTGAACAACCAGGACAAGCTCATTTTCCGCCAGGAAAAGCACGACGCCCCCGTGCAGGTGTACCGGGCGAACGGATCCGACGTTATCAGCGAAATTCCCGCCGGGGAAATGGTCATGCTGCATAACTATTACCGCTGGATTAAGGACAACAACATCCAGCACGATTTCCTCAATCCGAACGGGAAAAGGGAGCCGCAGGAAATCGAAATTCATTCCCGCCAGGACGCTTTCAACGTGATGGCAGCCCTGGAAGAATACCTGCTTTATGTATCCCGCAAGCCGGAAGAGCTTTCCCAGTTCTGGACGATCCTGCGCGAAATGCACGAATCCGCGAAAACCCTTGTTTGCCAGTGGCACAACCTGACCGGATGCAAAAACCAGTAACGCCGCAAAATCATTTGAGGAGGTCAACACCATGAAACTGTATCTTGAAAAGCGCGGATGCGATTTTTCCGCCGACGACGAAACTGCCCGCAAGGAAAGCGACCTGGAAAATTATCGCCTGTTCTTGGAATTCATCGACAAAGAGGGCCGCCGTGTATGCGGCGACGTGGGCCGGGGATACGTCCGGGAAAGCCGCTGGAACGAAAGGCAGCAGAAACGCGAATGGAACAAGATCATTTCCCACAATGGTCTGTACGTCCATTGGCAGTATGAAAACTATAAAGGCTGCTTTGGCTACCCCGGCGCGGACGGCGGGCAGTCGCAGGGCCGCTACCGGAAAGACGATGTTTTAGCCCTTGTCAACCGCTTTTCCGCCGTCCAGTATGAAGCCGTGGAAATCGTGGACACGCTGCCGCCCGCCGCGCATGAATACCCTGAAAGCGCCCTTGCCCTGGAACGTGCGTATCTCGCCGCCGATCATGCCGCGCTGGTGGATTCCCTGGAGCAGAAAGTCCGGCAGAATTTCATCAGTTGGCAGCGGGCGTCCGACTGGAATTTCAAGAGCTTTACCCCGGAAGAATACAAGCGCCTGACCCTGACCGCTTTCCGGCAGATGGTGGAGCAGTATGGTGTTGTGACCGTGGAAATAAAAGCCGCTGAAACCCGCCTGAAACCCGGCTGCCTGGTTGCGCACCATATGACAAAACATTTCTTCGAGGAGCAAGGCGTGATAGATCCATACGCCGACGAATCATTCCTTGCCGAGCTTGAGGCCCTGTCCCCCTATTACGTGGGCCGCTACCTGCGCACCGTCACCCCGGAAGAATTCGCCGCCAGCATATAACGCCGCGAAATCATTTTGAAAGGAGCTTGCCATTATGCCCACTTATCATGATAGACGCCTGAAACCATGCCGCACCTGCGGCACCCGCCCTGTCCTGGAGCATTGGTCGTCCGGCGGCCCGGTGTACGCTGTCCGCTGTGATAACCCGGATCGCCCGGAAAGCTGTGATGAAGCCTTTTATTATTCAAAGAGCCGTGACCCGGAAAAGGCGATTGCGAAATGGAATGAATTCCAAACCCGCCCGGAAATTACCCCGGAAGAATTCGCTGCCGTGCTGGACGAACAACGCCGTGAAACCATTTGATTATCTTGCCCGCCCGTGGGCATAAACGCGGGCAGAAGGAGGCATCTATGAAAGCATTTGAAGAAGCAACCCCGTCCCGGCGCGTCCCCATCGTCCTGACCGGCGGGGGCATCACGGCCAGCGCCGACATCGTGGACGAGTTGCCGGAAATCGGGGACACCTACGGCGGGCGCATCGTCCTGGAAGTCACCCCGTACCCGCTGACCTGGACGGAACAGAAAGCCCCGGACGTTTGGCAGTATGCCATCTGGTATATGCACCTGCAAGGGAACGTCTGGCGCTATCTGGCCATCCATGAAGCCGAAGCCGAAAAGATCTGACGCCGCAAAATCATTTTGAAAGGAGATTGACCATGGAAATTTCAGCCAACACCACCCGAATTTTCCCCCGGTTCCTGTCCGCTTTATCTGCCCTGTTCGCCCCGCGCGTCCGCCCCGCCGTGTTTTCTCTCTATGTCCCCGGCGAGGGCCTGTCCGGCGACTTCGCCACCATGGAAGAGGCGGAAACCGCGTACCAGCGTTTGCCCTACGCCGTCCGCCAGCGCGCGACGATCACCGACGCCGACGGCTATTGCGTCCGCTGTTGACTTTGACGGGGTACACGGTTATAATATCTGTGTACCCCGTTATTATCACGCAAGGAGGCCAGCACCATGCCGGAAAAAACCGCCACCGAAAAAAGGCAGGCCATCAACGCCCGCGCCTGGAAGTGGGATCAGACCCACACAAGGCAGTTCAAAATCAAGCTGAACGAGAACACCGACGCGGAAATCATCGCCTGGTTGGAATCGCAGCCGAACACCCAGGGCTATCTGAAAGCCCTCATCCGCGCGGATATGGCCGCCCACGCGCCCCGGTAACGCCGCGAAATCATTTCATCACGCCGCTGGATCATTCCGGCGGCATTTTTGTGCCCGTTCGCTCGTTCCGGGGTTATACATAATTGGGGGTTGTGTTAAACTGATTCTGAAAAAATCGCTTCCTTTTTATGCGTCTGTTTTTGGCATGTTTTCGGCTGCTGTGTTTTACCTGCCCCCGATATGACAAACTCATGCCCCGACGTTCTGAAAAAGGGCATAAAAAAGAGGCCCCCGGATCCTTCCAGGGGCATGATTTATTTCCTTCCTTGCCGTTCCCTGCGCTGTTTGCTTTTCAGTGCCCTTTGCAGTCCCGGCCCCGCCGCCTTGGCTGCCTGCCGTTTGGCCCGTGCTTCCCGTTCTTCCTCGCGCCATGCGGCAAACCGGATATACCGTTCGCACGTCCCGTGGCAGGTGGAAGTCCTGTCCGGGCATTCCTTCACGCATGGGTTGTCTACCTTGTCCATTCCTCCGCCCCCTTATATCAGGTCAAATATGGTCATTTGGTTCATTTCCGCGTCCAGCCGTTCCTTGGCCTTGGCGTAGTATTCCGGGTCGATCTCAAAGCCCCAGAAGGGCATTCCGGCCCGATGGCAGGCAATCAGGCTGCTGGCGCTGCCGCAATGCGTGTCCAGGATTTTATAGCCCTCCTTGGCGTACCGGGCCAGCGTCCACTGGTATAGCTTCACCGGCTTTTGCGTCGGGTGGAATCGCTGCTCCTGCTGTGTGCCCTGCGGCATACATTCAAACACCTTTGCGTTTTCGTTGAAGTTCGTCCAGGCGTATTCCGCCATCGCCATGCTGAAATTCTCGCTGATGGTCAGCTTCCGCCATACGATAAAGCACCGCGTCGGCGGCAGGCTGAAATAGTTTCCGCCCCAGATGATTTGATGGCGTGAAACGCGAAAGAGCTCTTTGAAATAATCCTCCTTCGGGGCCACGTCCCACGCCGCGATTTTTTTGCCGTACTTCGCCGCCCAGGTTCCGCCTGTCCGTTCAACTGCGTCTGAGGAGTACCCCCCCCCCCCGCAGTTTTTTGGGGGGACTTGGGGTAACGTGCGCCGCAACGCTCCCAGGGCGGTTCGTCGCCCTGTTCTTCCGTCGCGTCCCCGTATGGCGGATCCACGATGGCCAGGTCAAAGAATCCGTCCGGGAATTCCTTCATCCCCGCCATACAGTCCATGTTGTAAAAGCCGGGGTCAAGCATCCGCTTTCACCCGCTTCCCGGCCAGCATATTGAATTTCATCAGGCTTTCGTCGATGTTCTCCTGCACCACGCCGATATAGACCAGCGTTTCCCTTTGGTAGCTGTGGCACAATATCCTTTGCAGGCTCACCACGTCCCCGGTCATTTTATAATAGTGATACCCGAACGTTTTGCGCAGCGTGTGGCACCCGATCCTGTCCTCGATCCCGGCTTCCTTCGCTATCGTGTTGATGATCTGGTAGCACCGCTGCCGCGATATGGGCCGGTATTTGTGGGTCGCCGCGTCCTTCTGTCGGCTTTGGAAGATATATTCCTCCGCCCGCCGTCCGGCCAGCAGGCGGTTGATTTCCCTCCGCGCCGACGGGTTGATCAGGATCCGCGCTTCCTTCCCGGTTTTCTTGGCCTGGATTTGCGCGTAGTCCTTGCCCTTCAAGTCCTGCACTTTGAACCGCCGGAAGTCGCTGACCCGCAGGCTGGTATTGAATCCGACCAGCAGTATCAGTTCCCAGCTAACTTCGCCGGTCTTTTTGTTTTTATCGTGTGCCCGCGCGATTTCGTAGCATTTCTGTAACACATCCAGGTCGCGGATGGGCTGTACCACCTTCATTGTGTTTTCACTCCTTCGCATTATGTCAAAGTAAAACGGCCAAAAAAGAGAAAGCCCCGGCAGGGGCCGTTCCTGCCGGGGCGCGTGTCATTCGTCGGTGTTCTGTGCCGCCTCGTCGGGCGGCTCCGCTTTGCCCCCCTGCGTAATCGCGCGGATATATTCATCCTTTGTCTGCGCGCCCTCGCAGGGGATCCCGTTATCCTTGCAGAACGTGACGATCATTTCCAGGGGCCAGTCCTCCAGCGGCGGAAGGTCGTATTCGTCTGTGTATGCCGCTGTTTCGATGGCCACCGGTTCCCCCTCTGTAGCTTTCTTGATGCGCTGCCACAAGTCCCAGATAAAGGACGGGCCGCGTCCCAGCGCGATGCCCGTCAG